TAGTAAATGTAGTTGTACCATCGCCATCGCCTAATAAAAACCATTCTTTGTCGTTCCATACTGATCGGACATCTTTTAATTGTTCTCTAATAGCGTTATTTACGTCAGAGGGAGACATACCCTCAGATATATTAACTCCATTAATAGCTGTATTACTACTAGCTGTTGTGCTGTAACTTGATACTGTCATCTTAATATTCCTCTATTCTTTAGTGCATCACCTGATGCTCCACCTAGTAAACCTGAAGCTGTTGGCGTTATAGTGTTCATTCCTACTCTTGGAACTTGTAGTAAACCTCTCACAGCAGGTCTGCCTATACCATAAGCAATTTCTGATGCTATTGTAGCAGGTGCGTATGCTAACGCTTTTATAGGATCAACTGAAATGTTACCTGTAATTAATCTACTAGCTGTGCCACTATCTGGAATAGCACCTCCCATAACATCATCTGCTAATTGTGCAGTTTCTTTTAGAAAGCCATCACCTCTAGCTGTAGATTTTTTTCCAATACTCATATCATTCTGTTTAAGGGCGTTTAAAAATTGTTTTGTAGAAAAAATCCCTTGTGTTGTATTGGCTTTATTAACTGCTTTTTGTATGGCACTCATACCAACTTGTGATTTATTTATGTTTGCAAGGTTAGATTCAGGGTTAAATGCTTTTAAAATACTACCTGCATCTTTTTTGGCGTTGTCAATTAATCTAGCTAGAAAAATATCTCCACCTTGTGATCTTTTGTAACTTGCAGATAATGCTGACAAATCTCTTTCTAATTCTTTAAAAGCAATACCACTCATACCTCCACTCTTTTCAGTTTTGGATTTTATAAGATTACCAATTTCTGCTAAAACTTTATTTTTATTTGCTGTGCTTGTGTTTGAAGTTCTAATAGATTGCGTAATTGTGTTTTTTAAAGAATTGACTGCACTACTATTTAAAGACACATTAGCTAATTCTTTATTGTAAGCGTTTTTCATAATGTCGTCTGCTTGTTGAAATAACTCATTACCTTTTAAATTTTTTGGTATTAAAGAGTTGAACTGTTTATTAGACATTTTGCCCAATGCTGGTTCTAAGGCTTCTTTTATTACAGCTCTATTAAAATCAACTAAACTATTTAATTTTGCCATTTGTATTGGACTACCAACACCAACAAGAGAAGATGTAGATTGTTCTAGGTTCTGAATAACACCACCTAAAACATTACCTTCACCACCAAATGCTTGACCTTGTGTTAGTCTAATATCTTTTTTCATTAGTTTTTTTGCTTGTTCTGTAGTTTTAGGTAAAATTTTTGCAGTTAAACCACCTAAAGCACCACCTAAAGCACCACCTGCAACTGCACCAATGGCTTTACCTTCAGCACCTTCACCTGCTCCTGCACCATAGATACCACCACTAATAGCACCAGTTTTCATAGCACTGCCAACTTTACTACCAGTAGTTGCACCTTTTGCTAATTTTCCAGCACCTTGAACTGCTCTAACACCTGCACCACCAAGTAACATAGTTGGAACTGATCCAGCTATTTCTGCACCATAGGCTAATACAGGATTATCTTTTCTAAACTTATCTACTTTTGCTCTGACCTCATCTACTGCTTCTTTGTATGTTTTGTCTTTACCTATAGATTTAAAAACAGCTTCTATTTCATCAGCAAATCCAAATGTTAAACCTTGAGCAACAGCTCTTGTAATGTTTCCTGTTGTAGATGATTCTCCTACGTTGTTTGATTCGGTATTACCTTGATCATTAGGTTTGTATTGACTTTTTATTTCTGCAATTTCTGCTAAAATTTCATCTCTAGTTGCCATTATTTTTTCTCTTGTTTCTTTTTAACTGCTTCTAAATAAATAGAAAGGTCATTATCATCGAGAGTTGTAGGATCAATATCATTTAATAGTTGGTCTAAAGTCATATCATCAAAACTTTTCATTCCACTTTCAAATGCAACATCAGCACTTAGTAAATCAACTTCTTCAGGTGAAAATTCTATACGATCTTTAGATTTATATCCTCTTGTTCCATATTCGTTTTCAACAGCTATATTATAATCCTCTAAGTTAAGATCATAATTTGTCAATTTTTCGCCAAATATATATGAAATCGCTTCTTGTACTCTAAATTTGTTTTGTAGTGCATTTATATCACCACCTAGATACTCAATAATTCTTCTAGCATCTTGTTCAGTTAAAACACCGCCTCCAACTACTTCTTTTCTTGACGATCCAAGTAGTCCTTGTAGTTTTCCTTGTGCTATTGCTAATGCTAATTCTTCTTCAGTCATCTCGTACTGTTTTGCTTTTGTGCTAAAAAAAGTTTTCATTTTGCCCATAAAGCCATCAATTATTCTTTGATAACCTACAGAAGTTTTGTCTTGTTCTTTTAAAAAAGAAATCATTTTCTTTAATGATACTTCATCGTCATTTAAGGTGTTTCTTAGTTTTTTAAAGTTAGCAAATGACATAACTCCGTCCATTTGGTCGCCTACGTTTCTTATGTCATAATCACCAATAACACTTTGTAAATCTTGTTGAGGAACTCTAACTCCATTTATATCTGCATATAACATTCCACCAGATGAAAATAATCCATATTGATTTCCTTTTTTGTCTCTAACTAAAGCTCTATAGACAGGCTCTCGGTAGTTGTCAGTTTTTGCTTTTTGTCTATTAATTTCATTATCAATTTTTTGTTGCTTTTGTTGCTTTGCATAATTGTATGCTTCAAACAATGTTCTTCCTGTGCTTGTAGGTGTTCCAACTTTAGGAGCAGATGCTTCTAAACCTTTCATAGCCATATCAAGAGCAAAATCAGTTTGTGTAAAATCTTTTAATATATCAATAAAACTTTTCTTTTTAGGAGTACCATCTTTATTTGTATCTGCTGAAGGTGTGCCTAATCCATAACCATGCGTATAACTTCCTTCAGAAGCAGGTAAGGTTGGTCTAACAAAGTTTTGATTTACACCTGCGTTTGCATTTGTATTACTTTGTGGAGTAGTAAACACAGAGTAAGGTGTTGTTCTTTGATTGGGTTGTGAAAAGTTGTAAGTATATCCACCCTCTTTTGCAGGTGCAGAAGGACTTAAAATTCCACCTGTATTTTGTTCAATAATTTCTTCGTTTGAAAGTAAAGTTTGTTGATTGGGGTTTACAATACCTGTGGGTGATTGATTTACTGTTTGTACAGATTGTGCATTTCTATTAGGATTAGTATTGAATAATTGAAAACCCTCTTTATTTGGATTAGCATCAAAAAAATCTAAAAAAGAATTATTATTTTGATTTTGAACCTTTGTATTTTGATTTCCATAAATGCCTTTTTCTTTTAGTAACATCGCTACCATTATAAGAACCCTCCAAGTAAACCACCACCGATTGCACCCATCATAGGACTAATAACACCACCTGATTTACCAGCAATATTCATACCTGCCATCGCACCACTTAATAAACCACCTGCACGATCTCTAAATACTGGTTGTGTAGATATTTGATTTGTTGCATAGTTTGCACCTAAATTACCAAGATAGTTTTCTATTTTTTGATATGGTTTTAATTGTTCGTAGTCATATCTAGCTATAGCATCTTGTAATTTCGCTTGTTCTAAACTTTCTTTTTCAGCTCCAACCAATCCTAATTTTTGAATATCATTATAATCCATTTCTCCTAGAGTAGGTGCTGTACTCATGGTATCGACCATAATGTCTCTTTCTCTATTATACTGATCTCCATAAACTTGATTAGCAAGATCGCCTAGTTCTCTTGTTAGGATTTCTTGATTAGCACCTGAACCAAATCTACCTGCTTTTGTAAATTGTGAATTAACTTTACTTGTCACATCATCTGCCATTTGATTATACAATGCTTGTGTGTAAGGGTTAGAAGTAGGTGATAAATAATTACCTGATAAAATACCACTAGCTTCTGTTTGTGATTGATTTAATAATGGGTTTCCTGCTGTTGCTCTAGCTGTAGCTAAATTTAATGCTGTTTCTGTTTCAGGTGCAAAACCTGTATAGGTAGCATTAGGAAAATAGTTAGGCATAGATGACTCAAACAAGTCTTGGCTATAATCGATAGCTTGAGTTAAATATGGTCTAATAAATTCTGATGGTTCTTGTGATGCAGAACTTGATACGACTGATGATGGTGATGATCCTTTTGACATTTTATATTTCCTTATTTAGTAAGTATGCTTTAACTCTAAATCCTTTCAATTTTCTTACCCAGCCTTTGCGACCTGCAACTTCTAGGTGTGTGCAATTTTCTTGTTTTGCAAATTTTTCTATTACTTGTTGTATTCTTTCTAACCAGTTTTCTAAATTCGTTCCTCCAGCAAGAAAGTATCGTAATACTTTTGACTGAGGGTATTGTGCTATTTCGGTTACAACAGCACTTTCTACTTTATTATCGTTCCAACTAATAAATAGTTGCATACGATCATTCAGTAATCCTTTGTATATATCTTCAATGGTATATGTTTCGTCTAATGCCTTCTCTAATAATGGAGCTACTTGACTCCATATAAACTCAACATCTTCACTAGGTACTCTAGTGACGACATTAGCCAATGACACAGTAGGATAAATTTTGATCTGCGTTTGTTGAACTTGCATGAGTTAGTGTGGCACTTCCATTGGCTCTAGCAGAAACATATAAACTACTAAGAGCGGTCCTTGCATTTGCAGTAGTAGGCATAAACAAAATAACGGAGTTTCCACCTATTCTTGCGTCTGTAAGGGTTGTTGATGTAGCACTAGCAGTCAGCGTAATAGAGCCAGTGCTGTTAAGTTTACCATTGATTGTATTGTTCAATGATGTCGAAACTAATCGTAAGTGTTGTCCTGTATCTGGTATGGATAAAGGAACTTGAGGAAACTGATTATCTGCCACCTTCAGGTCTCGCTTCTATATCTACACCTGACAAAGTATTAAAATTACCTGTCACATTTACCCTAATGCGATGATATCGAGATGTACTCCGTAAAGGACAAGTGCCAGTATCATTAGTGCTAATAGCACTGCCAGTTGTTGTGGTGTCAAGTTGTGATTGCCTCGTAATTGGTGTTATTGTTACAGATGTATTTGTTGTTCCGTCTACTATCGGTCTACAATTAATCAAAGTTGATCGCTTACCCTCTGCACCTTCAAATTCTCTGGTATCTATAGTTGCAGACAAACTATTAGAAATAAACTTACCAAACTTGTTAGCAGAGTTAAAACCAGCAAGGCCAACAACACCTTCTCTATAAAAGTAAGAGTCAAGTGATCGTGGTAAGTTATCTAAATCACCTAACACATCTAAACTTTCTAAAGTATTAAATGCTTCTTGTGATGCACTAGCTATAAATTGTAAGTCTTGTCCGCTACCTGTACTCCATTTATCAACTGCATAGTTGTAAATTAATAATTTATTATTCGTAGTTCCAGTTGCTCCTGATCCACGATACGACCATACAACAATACTATTGTTAGGATCGACAGCAGAAGAAATACCATCAAGGTTAGAAGATAAATCATCAAAAAAGAAGTTATCAACTTTACCATTCCCAATAGGTGTTAATTGTTGTCCACCAGTAAGTTTGTAAAAACCATCTTGTGCTAAAAAGAAAACCATGTTTCCGTAAGAAGCAACAGACTTAGGTGCAAATGCTCCAATGTTATCTGCTATTTTATTAAACTGAAAGATTAACGGAGTACCTACATATTCCATTCTGTAGATAGCTTTCTCCATAAAGATCACACCAGCACTTTCACCGCCTACGATGGCTTGGATATTACCATGTGATCCTACAATATCTTGGAAACCTGATTGTGTAGCTTGGCTAGGTGTCCATGTAGAGCTATCATTAATACCTGACCATTTTACTCGTTGGTTATAAGTAGTAGAACTTTCTGTTGTATATCCAGCTACTACAAAGTCTCTAATCACTGCGATGTATTTTGCTTTTAATGATACAAGATCACTAAAGGCACTATCTACACCTTCTTCAAACTTTTGTATGTTGTCTGCAAAGTTAGTAGCAATAATGTTTGAGCCAAATTGTGTGAAGGCCCAAAAGTCTCTAGCGTTTTCTGTAGTAGAGTTATTGTAACCACCAGCTTTACTTTTATCTACAAACACCAATGAGGAGTTCATCT